GCCAAGGCCGTCACGACCTTCTGGGGAGGGATGGGACACTTATGAGCGAGAAAGCCACCATCACGGCCATGCGGGAGTGGCTCAAGACCTGCCCCCTCATCGCCGAGGAGCAGAGCGAAAACGGCGCGGCCTTCCGCATTTCCGGCCTCTCGCCGGAGCCTGTGGCCGAGTTTTCCATCGAGGACAGCCCCACCGACCCGGTGACGGCTGTTTTCTTTTCCGGCCGAAACCTAGCCAAGAGCTACATCTTCGTCAGCCGCCGCGACTACAGCGAGGCCCAGAGCGTCCAGATCGCAAACAGCGGCTTTTTTGAGCAGCTGACCGAGTGGGTGCTGGCCCAGAACGACCGGCATCATCTGCCCCGGCTGGGCGGCCGCAAAGAGCCGTTGCGCGTTTCGGTGACGTCCAGCGGCTACATCGTCGTCGCCGAGTCGGGCAGCTGTAAGATGCAGATGCAGCTCCGGCTCGAATATTACCAGCCCAAGGGCTGAAACGAAAGGAGTTTTTCCTATGACTGTTACCGAAGCCGTCAAGCTGTCGGGCCTCACTCCCAGCGCCGACTATACCGGCGTCGAGACCACCGACGACTTCCTGCTGGCTGTCCAGACCGAGGCCAGCCAGACCGACGTAAAAAACTGGGTGGTCTGCGCTGACCATGTGAGGGAGCACAGCGGCGCACTGAACGCCTCCACCACGGACAACACCTACATCCGCACCGGCCCTGTCACCACCAAAGGCAGTGTCCAGCGTACCCTCTCCATTCAGGGCGACCGCTATGTGGGCGATGCGTTTCAGGACTTCCTGCTCTCCCACAAGATCGCGTTCGGCTCCGGCCAGAGCGTGGTGGTGCCTTATGTTTACTTCTCTCTCCGCACCGGCAAGGGCGAGAAGGGCGAAGGCGCGCTCATCCTGACCAGCGATGTGGGCGGCAGCGCCGGCGCGAATGCCACCTTTGCCGCCGATTTCAAGGGCATCGGCACCCCGGCTGAGTTCGACTATAACACCGCCGTCGCGGGCTGAGAGAAAGGAGCACCGATAAATGCTGATCCATGGACAGGAATTTGATTTTTCGCTTCTGAACGCCAACGACCTCGACCGTCTGGAGGACGCACTGGACGAGATGACCCGGGAGGGCGAGGCCGAGACAGCCCGGTGCGAACGGGAGAATGTCCGCCTGGGCGACCGTCTCCGCGCACAGGCCCGCGTCTCCATGCGCGGCCTCGACAAGATCCTGGGCGCAGGGGCATCCGCCCGTCTGGGGCTGAACGAAAACGATGTCAGCCGTCTGTACGACGTCCTCGACGAGATCACGCAGGCAGCCGCTGCCGAAAAGGCGCGGTATTCCCGCCCGGCGGCCGTCCCCCAGAACCGCGCCCAGCGCCGGGCTGAGAAGCGCAAGAAGGACAAGCACAAGCCGCCCGTGAGCTATCCGGCCCAGCCTGCCGCCGCCCAGATGGTCGAGCGGGTGGATAAGGCCGCCCGCCGCAGGCAGCTTCTGGCCGAGCTGGCGGCTCTGGAAAATGGCTGACATCCTGCTGGACAAACTGCCCCGCATGTGGGCAGGCAGGCCCATCGACTGGGATTTCCGGCCTATGGTCTGGTTCAACGGGCAGTATCTCCGCCTTCCGGAGGACGAAAAGGGCCTGCCTGAGCTGGCCCGGGAAACCATGCGCCGGTTTTACCGCGTGGCCGTCCCGCCGGAGGAAGAGGTGGACGCTTTCAAGGCTCTGGTGGAGTTCTACACCGCAGGCCCGCAGGAGGTGGCCGACCGCCCCGGCAGCAGCCGCACCGAGGAGCTGGCGCTGGACTACGTCACCGACGGCCCCGCCATCGTGGCCGCGTTCCAGCAGGCATACGGCATCGACCTCACCCGGGCAAGGCTGCACTGGTGGCGGTTCAAAGCCCTCATGTCCAACCTGCCCGAGGAGACCCAGCTGGCGAAGATTATCGGGTTCCGGACGGCTGACCTCACGCAGTTTCAGGGCGCAGAGCGGGAGCGGCGTGCCGAGCTGAAGGAACGCTTCGCCCTGCCCGCTGCCCTGCGGAAAGGAGGCTGTCGCATTGTCACCCTGCAAGACCGCAACGAAGCCTTTGCGGCTCGCTTCCGGCGCTGACCGCGCCCCGGTGCTCTGCCCCCTGTGCGGTCGGCCTCTGCCGGTCTGGGCCATCCCGGAAGCCAGCGCCCGGGGCATCTGGGTCAAATGCAAGAACCCGGCCTGCCGCAAAGAAATCGAAATAAAACTCTAAGCCTGTGCCACTGTGCCTGCGCTCTTTTTCGTAAAGAGAGGTGGACACATTGGCCGCAGATTTTTCCATCACCGGCGAAGTAAAGCTCAACAGTGACCCGGCTGAGAAAGCCACGAGCAAGTGGACAGTGGCCGCAGGCCAGCTCATCGCGGACTTTGCCAAGAAAGCTGCATCCAGCCTGCAAAGCGTGGTCAAGAGCGGTCTGGACTACAACCGCAGCATGGAAAGTTATCTGACCAACTTCAAGGTCATGCTGGGCGACGAACAGCTTGCCGCCGAGAAGCTGGAAGAGATACGCCGGATGGCTGCAAGCACGCCCTTCTCCCTGTCCGACCTGACCGAGGGGACCCAGACCCTCTTACAGTTCGGCGTCGCGGCGGACGACACCACCGGCGTACTGAAACGTCTGGGCGATATTTCGCTGGGCAACGCGGACAAGCTCCAGACCCTCGTGCGGGCCTACGGCAAGATGTCCTCGGCCCAGAAGGTCACGCTGGAAAACGTCAACATGATGATCGACGCGGGCTTTAACCCGCTCAATCAGATCTGCGACGCCACCGGCGAAAGCATGAGCGCCCTCTACAAGCGCATCTCGGACGGCAAGGTCAGCTTCAATGAGCTGGAAGCCGCCGTGGCTGCTGCCACCAGCGAGGGCGGGCAGTTCTACAACGGTATGCTGGAAGCCAGCCAGACCTTCAACGGGCGGCTGTCTACCCTGAAGGACAACGTGGCCGCGCTGACCGGTGAACTGACCAGCGGGCTGTTCTCGGCTCTCAGGGACATCATCGTCAAGGCAAACGAGCTGGTCGTCTCCATCACCGAGGACGACAGCAAGATGGCCGCGCTCAAGGAGACCATCGGCGTCCTGACGGCTGCGGTCGTGGCCGTCACGGCGGCAGTGCTGAGCTATAAGGCGACCGTGGCAGCAGCTACAGCTATCACGGCGCTGCATACCGCTGCCACCACCGCGATGGCTGCGGCCCATAAAGCTGCCGCCGCAGGAGCTACCGGTCTGCAAGTGGCACAGGCGGCATTGAATACCGTGCTTTCGGCCAATCCCATCGGGCTTGTGGTGGCCGCTCTGGCCGCTCTGGCGGCGGGGCTTGTGACAGCCTACCACACCAGCGAGACCTTCCGCAACATCGTGAATGGGGCATTTCAGGCCGTCGCCAACATCGCCCAAAGCACCATCGGTGCGGCCATCGGCTGGCTGGATAAGCTGAGCTACAAGCTGAACAGCTTCCTTGGCAAAGACGGGTATACCGGCTTCGACGGCTACGACGACTACAAGGCCAGCAAAACGCCCGCCAAGACCAACACCACCACGGATGCAGACCGCCAGCGCCGCCAGCAGTTGCACGATAGCCGTGTAGCGCAGGCTCAGGCTGACCGGGCAGGCAGATCTTCCGGTACCTCTGACGCGGCGTCTGCCGCTTCTGCCGCCGCAAGCGCCGCCCAGAAAGCCGCCAGCAGCACAAAGCAGGCGTCGGCGGAGATCGTCAAGTCCATCTCTGACACCACCACGGCGGTCAGGGACGGCGTGACAAAGACCACCGAGACCGTCACGGAAACCCTCTCCAACGGCACGACCCAGCAGAAGCAGGTCATCACCTCCACCAGCCGCCAGATGGTAGACGGCGTGCTGAAGGACGTCAAGACGGTGGAGACCATCGCGGCAGACGGCAAGCGGACGGTCAGCCAGACCATGGAGACCGTGCGGGACGTGGTGAGCACAGTGACCGCCAGCAGCACGGCCATCGTGGACGGGGTAAAGACCACCACCCAGACCGTGACCAAGACCCTCGCGGACGGCACCACCGAGCAGCAGCGGGTCATCACCCAGACGCAGGACAAGGTCATCGACGGGGCGCTCCGCACGGTGGAGACCGTCAAGACCATTTCCGCCGACGGCACCGAGCAGGTGGCCGAGACCATCAGGGACAGCGCCGCCGACACCCTCGACGGCCTGTGGAGCGAGATAAAGGACCGGGCCAACGAGGGCATCCTCGGCACGGTAGACGCCCTCGTTGGCGCGGTCAAATCCGGCGACTGGGTGGGCATCGGCAAGTGGGCGGCATCCGCCCTCTACTCGGGCCTGACCGCTGACCAGAAGCAGCAGCTCACAAGCTACGCCCTGAGCCTCGTGGACACCCTGAACGGCGTGCTGGGCGACGCGGCAGGCAGTCTGGCGCAGGTGGCGTGGAGCATCGGGCAGACGCTCTTCGAGGGTATCACCGG